CTTCATTGACAGTACGCTCAAACATTTCTTTCACGAACGGTTCTTCTTCTCTAGCAATTTCTTGCATTTCTTTATCGTCTCCGTCTCTCCACTTGTTGATGATATTCTGCGTGATAACCAAATGTTGACTTTCATCTCTAGCAATAAGAGAGAGTATCTTAGCTGAGCCCTCCATAAGTTTATTTTCGCCAAAAGCAAACGAACATGCAAAAGAAACATAGAAACGAATACCTTCCAGAATGTTGACATTTGCGATTGCCCTATAGAGTTTACGTTTCAACTCACGGCGATCATACTGACCAGTGGTGTGTCCTTGTCTTGCAAGATCCCACATTTGCCCATTGTCGTATTCATGTGCATGGTTTAAGAAATCATCATATGATTCTGTAACAGATGCAGCACGAGACATTACATTCTCATCATCCAAGATAGTGTCAAAGACATCACCAGGATTAGAGTATACATTCTTAATGATGTAAGTATAGGAACGACTATGAATCATCTCCATAAATTCCCATACAGTCATACATGCTTCTAACTCAGGGAGTGAACAGTAAGGGATAAAAGCCATCCCAGGACCACGCCCTTGTACAGAATCCAGCATGATTTGGTACTTAAGATTGCTGGTAAAGATGTGCTTCTGCTCTTCCGATAAAGTTTGGTAATCACTGCGATCTTTTTGTAGAGAAACTTCTTCTGGTCTCCAGAAGTAACCCAGTTGTTGCTGAGTCAATTTGTCAAATACAGGATACTTGTATTCATCATACCTCTGAACTCCCAGAGGTTGCCCAAAAAACATGGGTTGTTTTTTAGAATCTACTTTGTTCTTGTTAAATACGGTCATTCCTTCCACTTCAGATTTTGCAGGACTCACAATCTTCTTCCTCCGCTTGTGATAATTGGTCTATGAGTTGATCTAATTCACTAGATTTATTCTGTTGATCATCTTCACCATCTTTCTTAGCATCATATGTATTTTGATAATATGATGTCTTCCAACCATACTTGTAAGTTGTTAGAAGATCTTTCGCCATTTCTGATACAGGGACTTCATTATCAGTATAGTTCTCTGGATTGTAACTCCAGTTGCCACTAATTGCCTGATCGAAAAACTTCTGCATTACTGCAGTTACTTTGATGTATCCATCATTGTTGTGCATATCCCAGAGTAAAGTGTAGTTACTCTTGAGTGTTGAATAAGACGGGACAATTTGCTTAAGAGGACCTTTTTTTGACTTCTTAATGGACAGGTATGCGCGAGGAGGCTCGATTCCATTGGTTGCATTTGACACAACGGAACTGCTCTCCGAAGGCATCTGTGCGGACAGAGTGCTGTGCCTGAGTCCATACTCCTTGATCCTGCCCCGTAAAAACTCCCAGTCACATAATAGGTCATTCGGTACGATTTCATCTACATCCTTCTTATATGTATCGATAGGAAGAATTCCATCTGCGTATTTTGTTTTACCAAAATAACCGCAAGGACCCTTCTCCATTGCCATACGATTAGATGCAGTCAACAGAGCATATTGGAACCTCTCAGTGAGTTTATGAACAAGGTCATGTGCCTTCTGAGAGTCATAGTTTGCACCATTCTTAGCAAGGTAATGTGCCAAACCAATGTAACCAATACCTAAGGAACGACGATTGATAGTGCTTTGTTCTGCTGCTTTCACAGGATACTGCTGATAATCAATCAAAGCATCCAGACCACGCACTGCAAGTTCACAGAGTTCATCTAGCTCATCTAGATTCTTCAGTTTACCAACATTAATAGCAGAGAGAATACACAAAGCAATCTCACCAGAACCGTCGATATGCTGAATAGGATCTGTAGGAAGAGTAATCTCCTGACAGAGATTGCTCATGTTCACTTTATCTTTAAAGGAAGAGTGTGAGTTGCAATGATCAATGTTCATAATATACAAACGACCAGTCTCTGCTCTCTCCTTCAGGAGACCGAGAATGAGTTCTTGAGCACCGATAGTCTTTCTTGGAATAGAGAGATCTGATTCATAGTCCACATAGAGACTATCAAATGAATCAGTACCAAAAGCATCATACAGACCTGGCACATCGTGAGGGCTGAAGAGGGAGATGATACCGTTGGAGATGAATCGCTCATAGAAGAGTTTACTGAACTGAATACTGTAGTCTAGTTTACGAACACGATTGTCTTCGGTTCCTTTATTATTCTTAAGAACAATAATGTCTTCTATCTCTTGGTGCCAGATAGGAAAGTGAACTGTAGCTGAGCCACCTCTGATGCCGTTTTGCGTACAACATCTGACAGTTGCTTCAAACTTTTTAAGGAAGGGGATAACGCCTGTGTGTTGAACCTCTCCGCCTCTGATTTTAGCGTTGATACCCCTGATTCGACCTGCGTTGATACCGATTCCTGCACGTTGAGCAACATAGTGACCAATAGCCATGTCGCTGCTAAAGATACTGTCGAGGGTATCATCAGCATCAACAAGAACACAGCTAGCAAATTGTCGTAGAGGCGTCCTAACTCCTGCCATGATGGGAGTTGGGATGTTGAGGCGGTGTTTGGAGATTGCGTCATAATACTTTTTGACGTATTCGAGACGATAGAACTTATCATCATCTTGGAACAGTGTCGCCGCAACCATCATATACATGAACTGAGGCGTCTCAAAGATTTCGCCCGTGCTACGATCCTGTACTAGATATTTATCCGTAACTTGACGAATGCCAGCATATGTAAACAGATAGTCGCGATCATGGTCGATGAAACTATTCAGTTTATCCCATTCCTCTGCAGTATATTTCGATAGGATACTACTGTCGTAAACCTTTTTACTAATACATTTATTAACATGCTCAAGTAAGGGAGGATGTCCATCAGGATGACCATTATACACTGCCTTCCTAAGAGCAAACAAAAGCAGACGTGCTGCTACAAATTGATAGTTAGGAGCATCCAATGAAATAAGATCATTAGCAGAACGAATCAAGATCTCTTGAATGTCAGAGGTCTTAATACCATCAAAAAATTGGAGGTTTGAGTTCATTTCTACTTGACTCTCAGACACTCCTGCAAGACCTCTACAAGCGTGCTCAACCATTGCATGAACCTTGTCTAGGTTAAGTGGAGTTCTCTCCCCATCACGCTTGATTACATGAATTTCTTTCATACCTTTTTCCATTCGCTGAGTTTAATGTGTGCTTCTAAACCTGAATAGGTGTTAAATTCTACCAGAGATTGAACGTCGTGTCCAGCTAATATCATGTCATTAAGATCTTTCTCCTTAAGACTATCTGGCCAGATTACAACATCATATCCTTTGTCAATTACTTTTGCCATTCTCTTTACGATCTCGGCATTTCTTTTTTCATTATCATAAACAAATACAGCATCTCGATCTTGAATCAAAGTCCAATCAACGTCTGCTCCTGCCATAGCAATGGCATTATCTATGAATAAACTATCAAAGGGACCCTCAGTGATGTATATGGTTTTATCAAGATTTACTCTATTCAAACCATATACTTTTATTCGAGACTCATCCAACATGATAGTTATGTATCTGAGTCTGTCTCTTGGGTCGAGGGATCTTCCTTGAAATCCGAACCAAGTACCTTCTCTATCGATGAACGGGATAACGAGTCTAGGTTGGTCAGAAATGATTTCTCCAAACTGTGATTTTGTTTTGTTAACCCAATCATAGAATCGATCTGCGAAGAATATTTCTGAAAAATATTCTTCCGGAATTTGTCTACGTTCAATATATTCTCTTGCTGGGTGCCCTTTATTTAGTTCTGCAACCGAGAGAAGATCCTCTTTCTTTTTAAATACAGGTTTTTCAAATTTTGGTTTCGGAACATATGATCCTTTACCTGTAGTGCCAGATTTATATCGTTCCATGATGTACTCATCATGAAGGTCTGGTGCATTATCCTTTAGAAAATTTGGCAAGGTTCTTCCCACCCCACAGTTATGGCACTTGAACACCATGTCCTGTTTCAGACGAAAAAAATACCCCCGTGCCTTATTCTTATGCTTCTGTGAATCGCCACAGTAAGGACATCGGAAGTTATACAGATCTGCTTTCTTACGAACAAACTTATCCAGTCTGCCGGACAAAAGACTCACATAATACGCATCAACAAATTCAGACAATTCTAGAGACGATCGGTCTCTCTATAATACTCGATTGTTTTGCTGGTGTCAAGGTATCAAGTAAACCAGGCAACAGATTCAATACTGTCACAAGGGTCGTCAATACAGCAGTAACTCCTATAACAAACTTTTGATTATGATCTACTTTAATTTGAATCTTACTGATACGATCGTGAATGACTTCTCTATCCTTTTCATTCCCATCTTTCATCTCTTCTATCATCTTGATGATAAGATTATCAGACTTCGTACTTTCATCAAGACGATTTTCATGCCTCTCTAAAATGATCGCAACCTTTTGATTGCTGTCTTGAATAGAAGACACAGCACGTTCTAACTTGTCCAACATCTCCTTAGAAAGACTCTCATAGATGTCAAGTTTTGCTTCTAATCCTTGAAGTTTTCCTAGTCCGAACGCCATTAGTTTGGTTTAATATTTCTAATATGCTTCATTCTTTTGTCATAAAATATTTCACCTGCTTGATAAGGTGATACTCTTTCAATCTTAATCTGCTTAATAAAGCGAGGATTAAATAGCATTCTAAATTTCACCATCAACTCAGTAGGTGAAGATCCATAGATGATAGTAGTGCCCATCTCAGGTACAGTTACTTTATATTGATATAAACGAGAGGGTCTATCACATGGTGCCTCACGAGCTTCAGTGAAACCGCTATAGGATGATGCATTTCTTCTACCACCAGAAGAATCAAATTTTCTATTCTTTCCAGCGCGGAGGTTATAATTTGAAGAAGATGTTCCACTTCCAGTATTTGTCGGTTTTGGTGTAGTTGTAGTTGTAGTTGTAGGTGTAGTTGTAGGTTTAGTAGTAGTAGAACTACTACTAGAACCTGTATTAAAGTAACTGTGCTTCAATGGGGGTTCGAGATTCTTATAAAAGCTTTTTTTCTGTCCCAATTCAGGACCACCTTTATCTTGAGTCTTAAATGATTTAGGATTATTTTGGATATACCGTGCTGCTCCTTTTCCAGAAGCTGTTTGCATGTCAGGATCTTGTCTAGTAACCTGCGCTGTTTTGTTAATAAGTTTATTCTGTCCCTTAGGACCCAATTGGTCCTTAGACATTAATGCGTTAAATCTATTCATCGCCTTTGTTGGGTTACCTTGAACAGGACCAACACCACCAGCACCAGGTGCTTTCCATATAGAGTTGACAGTAGACTTATTATTAATTAAAGGTTTCTGTGTTTTTTGCTGAGAAGTTAAGGGTTTGCCAAGTGCTTTGTCTGCTCTCTTGTTAACTTTATTCGTAAGACGATCTAACTTATCACTCTGAGCACCAGTAAGAGGTTTATCTCTGTTTGAAAGTCTATTAATTTTAGTCAAAGCAGCACTATTAGCAACTCTACCTACTTTATTAGACAGTGTGTTTAATTTTTTTTGCTGCTTTTTATTTAAATTATCTTTATTTCTAAGTCGAGTAATCCTTTGTAAGCTTTTATTTAATTTTTCATCGAGTCCTTGTAACTTCTCATCCAATATCTGCCTTGCACTCTCTGCCTTGATTTTATTACCAGGCATAACTAATTTATTATCCTTCACTTTCTTGCGAAACTTAATAACAGGATCATACCCCGCGTTAGGTCCAGTTGCAGCTGCACTGCCACTAAAACCTCCGGTCCCAGCTGTCATCATTTCTTCTTTCATTAGATCGACTCCAGTTTTGAATACACATAATCATCACTATCCAATTCGGGTAAGAACCCTATAGGATATTTATTCAAATAAAGAAGGAAGGTTTTTACAAGAGCCCAATATTCCCTCTCCATATAAAGAAATAGAAGAGGAGTTGCTGCTTCACCAAAAACATTATATATGATGATCAAATGATTAAGTATCAAATGCACTCTTAACTCATCATTCTTTAAATATCTTTTAAAAAGACGCTTCAAGTATTTGAAGCGCCTCATATCTTCATCAAAATCCTCTCGTGTATGACACTCAGGATTATTATAATGTTTCATGGCGAACAGAATAGCATTATTGTTATTCAGTTCATCAAATTTCATCTAGATCATGCAGTTTGTACAGTAAGCACATTAGAAATCACTTCAGCACCACCGTTGGTAGAATTGATTTTACATCTATAGTCACCAGCGTCTGCAGCTGCATATGAAGTGAAGGAAAGTGATGCGTGCGTTTGACCAGATACATTCGACCAACGTCTACCAGACTTCTTCTGCCATTGGAAGGTGAGAACAGAAGCATCACCAGGAGGTGTTGCGATAGCACTCATTGGTACAGTAGTACCAGCACCTACCGCTATAGAAACAGGGTTAGCATTCTGTGTTGGTTGCTGTGTGATAGAAATCGTAACTGCAACATCTGCTGCGATGGTGTCATCAGAGAGAGTCTCATCAGCGTTAGCCTCAGGATTAGTGAGGACCATCAGGTGCTCTGCCTTATGACGGGTGTTACCAGCACCATCAGTATAGGTGCGATATGCCCACCAACCAGGAGCAGTGATACCACGCTCCTTATTTGCTGCCAGACCTGCTTCGGTCTCATCAACAAAGACAATTGTTTCTGTTGCAGACCCTGCGCCATTACCTCTAGTCAAGCCGACTTGGGTCTGATTGGCGGTAGAGTCAACTCTTCCGTATAAAGACATTGTGCTCTCCGAATATTTTCCGTATATTTATTTATAAATCATTCACCTTCGCGTGTCACAAGTGCTGCCTTAACTGCTTCTAAAAGTTTGTCGTCAGCAGTAGTCTTAGTAAGTTTAACTGCTTTCTCAAGAACGAGAAGACAAATGTCAATCAGTTTCTCACCAAGTTCCGCATCATCGGGAATCTTAGAGACAGCATCTGCTACAACTTTTTTGGCAAGGGGAAGTAGAAAAGCTAACATAATTTTATCCTATAAGGGGTTCATTTTATATAGGCCAGGAACGTAAATTACGTTCCCAGACCACGACCTCTGTCATAGTTATCTTTGCCACCATAACGTGCCATAGTATTTACATAATCCTGAGAAGATTTAAATCCTCTTTTCTTAGCATCATCGGCAGTTTTCTTTTTACGATCTGCCATCTTCTGATACTTACCACCTTCACCTTCTTTCTTTTCACCTTTTTTCTTTTTAGATTGCTGACCTGTACCAGCAATAGCACCTTTACCATACCTCTTGGTGATATCTGCCATGACTGCTGCTACTGCACCACTAGGTGCTCCACGACCGCCACGCTTAGATTCCCTACCAGTCTTGGCACTCTTGCCAGTTTCCTTTGCATAACGAGTACGCTCATCGAGTTCGATCTCCTCTTTTGTCATTGCGGCAGACTTACCTTTCAGTTTTTCGTCTTCCGCCTTCTTTTTCTTTTCAGATTTAGTCTTTTCAGGTTTATCTAATTTGGGATCAACGGATTTAGGAGTAGGTGTAGAAACCTTATCGATAGCTTGTGATGCTGCGTCAGCGGTAGAAGAAGGATTGACCTTTACAGGACCGGCACTCAATTTACCAACTGACTGAGAAGGAGCAGACAATGATGCGAATCGCTGAGCATCTGAAGGTTTCTGCTGTTGTTGAGCTTGGGGTTGTTGTTGGGGTTTGGGTTGTACTACCTTTTTAGCACCTTTAAATATACTTCCAACTGCTTTAGCAATAGCACCAAAAATCTCATCAAGTTGCTCCTCATTCATAGAAGAAATCGAACCAAAAGATTTTAACTTTTTAGTTTCAGTGAAACCAGAGTAAGATGTTTTCTTACCAGACAGTTTATCCTTTTCTGATTTGTTTGCTCTACCCTTAGAATCAAATCCAGGACGATTTGCATTCATTGTACTTGCTGGTTTAGAATTAGAACCGCCGCCGGATTTCTTGGGACCAGATGTTGCACTAGGGGGACTACCAACCTGAGCATTGTTTGCCTTCATAGTAGCAGACCAGAAACCCTTCTTATTATCTCCACCCATCAATTTCTGACCAAGACCACTCTTGTACATCATCTTTTGTTGGAAAGCTGGCATCGGTTTGTATGCATCTTTACCAGTATACAAACCAGGACGACCTCTCGGAATCGTTCCACCAGGTCTACCACCCGTTGACGGCAGAGCAGATTTGAACGCACCAGGATTAGACTTGAAAGCTTTCTTAAAGTCTTTCTTACTATCGTAGTAACTTACATTGGTGGAACCAGGCAGTGCTTCAGTCAAGTCTGTTTCAGTTTCGTAGCTTTCTTGATAGCTTTCTTCTGAAACTTCTTCTTGACTGACATAAGCGAGTACCTCTTGGTTAATTGATTCGTTTGAAACTTCGGGAGTACCTTCCGTATGGTCGGTATCTTCCTTACGTTTTTTCTTTTCATTTTTAGTATGATCACAATGACAATCTTCACCCTTTTCAGGTTTCATTGTCTTCTCCAACATATCCTCTTTTTTAGGATTTAATTTAATTTTGGTTTTTTTTTCAGCCAAGTATTCACCGAATCCTAAGAAAGATTCTTTCTTAGTTTTCTTCTTGACTTCACCACCTTTGGAATAACCAACTTTATCACCAACTTTTACAGTAGGTGGTGCTGGTGCAGCTGCAGGAGCAGGTGTTTTTGCCCTCACTGGAGGATTGGATGGCATCCCCCCACCAAAAGTACCAGTACCGAAACCTCCAGATCTACCAGAACCTTTGTTGGCTAATGCCGGTGTAGGTGTCTTTGCTGAAGCTTCAGGAGTCTTTGGTGCATTAACACTCTTAATCGCTTTATCTACAGATGCTTGCCTTTCGGTTTGCTTCTTATTGATGCTTGCTGCGTTAGGAGAGTTTGCAATAGTGTCAGCTTTAGCTTGCTTACTGATTTTCTGAAGACGTTCTCCTCTACTCTCACGATCCTTAATGTACTTCTTCATCAAAGGATTATCAGATTTAGATGTACCTCTAGTGGCATCTCTCTTCTTCTTAGCAGCAGCAAGTTTTGGATTTGCTTTTGCCCATGCATCCATACCGACCTTTTCGGTAGCTTTAGTTGCGCCGTCTCTATCTTTCTTAGTTTTAAATGTCGATTTAGCAAGATCAGACCGCATTGCATTATACTTTGCGTTTCTAGGATCATCTTTAGCAGAACGCTTTTTAGATTTTGGAGGAGCACTGCGGTCACCACCACTGCCGCGGCCACCGCCGTCGTCAGACTTGCGTTTCTTGTCGGTTTTAGGTTTTGTTCTAGCACCTACACCTTTAAATTGAGGGTTAGATGGCATAGTTTCGCCTCTAGTGCCTTTATCTAATTTAGCAGGAGCAGGAGTTCCTGTCTTATCATATCTCTCACCCTTCTTATCTCTAGATGGAACATAACCAAATCCTGTGTTTTTGTCTCTCTCACCAGATCTTACAGTCGGTTCATTAGAACGAGACGCAGGGGGAGCAAGATAATCACCAACAGCTTTCAACCCCTTCTTGAGAGCATCGACATTTTGACGAACAGATCTGGTAGATTTGCCAGAATGTGCTTTTCTCTCAGCCGAAGAGTATGCTTCGTTAAAATTTTTAAATGATTTCATTGATCAACCCTCGTAATTGTCGCGTGCTTTGATATCAGCCATTTTGCCGAATCTTTCTCTTTCTTTCTGTCTGGAAATTGCACTAACAATCTTATCAGACTTCTTCAGTGCCTTTTCTTTCTTCTTCTTATCCTTAGCAGAAAGACCCTCTCTTGCTAAGTTACCTGCTCTGCGGTACATCTTGTTCTCTTTCTTTTTATCGATTTCCTTGTAACCTTCTTCGATTACATGTTCGATTTCTTTAATAGTAAAGAGACCAGACTCATAAAGGTGTGCAATGTCATCATAAGACTCACCTAAACGAGAAGCGAGTTTGTCACTACCACCAGCGATAGCACGAGCAGTCTTACCGACTGCCTTCTTCAAACCTTTCTTGAGGGTTCTACCAATTCTTCTGAGAAGACCAGGACCTTTTTTCTTTCCACCAGATTCACCACCACCTTCAGAAGATCCGCCACCAGAATCCCCACCTCTAATACTAGAGAGAAGATCATCTAACTTACCGCCGGTCTTATCACCNNCANCATCAGATTTTTTCTTTTCACCTTTATCTTCACCACGCTCCATAGCANCCTTCTTAGACTTCTTACGTTGCGCTTGATATTCTCCAACAGCATGACCAGCAGCACGAGCACCAGCACCAATTACTGCCTTAGCACCTTTCTTGAGACGCCTACCTGCTTCTGCTGCAGCAGACTTGAGACGATCCATGTTAGAAGGTTGTTTCTTCTTCAGTCTTTCTCTTGCCTCAGCACCAGCATCACGCTCTTCTTCTTCCATGATGACACCGCAGATATCAAGTTCTTCACAGATTGCAACGAAGTCATCATCATCTTCAGACATTTCAATAATTAAATGCTCGAAGAAATCAATCAAATCTTCATCACTAAACTGATCGAAATCACACTCTTCAATAAACAGTTCCTCCTCTTCAGAGAATGCAAGTGCTTCTTTCTTTACTTTCTTTTTCTCACCACCTTTAGAGAACCCGAGTAGTCCCTGAATGCCCGATTTCTTACCCAGTGCCTGACCAGCAAGACCACCGATGCCAGTAGTAGCACCCTTCATGAATCCGCCTTTCTTACCCATGTTCATGAGACCACCGACGATACCGCCGAGAAGTTCATTGAGTTGCTCTTCATCTAGTTGAGCAAGTTCATGAACAACTTCCTCTTTATTATACTTTTTTCCCTTTACTTCTCCCCCCTTAGAGCGACCCAATGCCTTATCAATCTGCATTTTACGATCACCCAGAGCACCGCCAACTCTGTGAACCATGCCACTACCAGTCTTATTACCAACAGGACCCTTTTTTTGTGTCTTAGCAAAGGGGTTCTTAATATCTAAATTGGGATGACCAATATATCCATCACCCTTTTTACCGCCAATGAATTCAAGAACAAGATCAAGTTCTTCTTCATTAAGAGAATCGAGGATCTCCTCAACTTCCTCTTTACGAGTCTTGATAGCAGCACCACGAACCTTACGACGGTTCAGAAGATACTTATCAGACTTATCATGATCCCCATCGTTATCAATATCTTTATCTTCTTGTCCGACAGGATCTAATTTTTTGCCCTCATATACTTGCCTGAGAGCCTCAGTCATGTCAATTGGTTTAGGATCGTACATTTTACTCAGCGGTCTTATCCTTTTTATTTATCTTCTTTCCATCCTCACCTGGTGTCAATTTTATCATATAATCTCTAAGTTCAGGTGTACCAACCTCTCCAGCGGGTGTCCAATTAAAATATTTAAGATCATTAATCTCATGAAGATCCTTCAACCATGATCTAAAAATATTATCATTCTCATCAACATAGATTACATAATTACTACCACGACTAACGACCTTTCCAATAACTCCAGTATTTACATTCTCAACTATTGCTCCAATATTAAATAAGGCATCATCGAAATATGCTTCTCTTAAACCCTGAGGATCTAACTTAGGAGCAATCTCATGCAAGTCATATGAAACTTCTGCAAAATCACTAAACTCCTCAACCTGCATAGAACCCCTAAGAGTATTATACAGTTCTTGTTTATCTTTTCTACTTAAACCTTTAGGCATACCAGCAACAAAGGTATCATAATCATCTTCTGCTGCTGCCTGCCTAAGTTTAGAGGCAGACATACCTTCAAGACCTTCAGAGTCTGGGTCTCTATTACCTGCAGATACTACATTAATCTTTTCAAAATTATATAATTTACCATTATACTTGTTTGCTAATGAGTTAAACTCGCTAACCCTGTCACCTCCCACAACCAAAGTAATGCCGCTATATCCCTCATTATCGAGAGCGGTGAGAACATCAAAAATGCTACGCATATTATCATTCGCGATAATTGCATTAGAGTGATCGGGATATGCCTTCCGCATAAATTTAATTTTAGTACCTGGATCGAGAGGATTCTTTTTAGGGTCCTGCGATCTACTGGGGTATATTCTATACTCTCCATTCTTTGCCTCTCGGGCGACTCTTTTTATTAGAGCTTCATGTCCGATAGTAGGGGGATTAAATCTTCCAAAAGTAATAGCAATCGTACCTTGATCGACCGCACCCGTGCCATCTCCAGTTTCTTCTGCTCCATTCTGTTGATCGGCAACTGCCTGAGTTTTGGGATCTAGTTGTACAAGTTTTCCGTCCTGAGACATATGGGTAACTTCGCCACGTTCGTTAGCGTATCTACCATACCCTACATGTGTCAGTCTTAATTTTTCTGCGTCCTGTGATGCGCGAGATCTTGCCGCCTCAGTTAGGAAAGCACTAAAACTTTTCATTCTGCCAATTCTTTTTAAGATTAAAGTTTGCTTTACTAAAAGTCAGTCGGTCTACGATTTTATACGGATTGTTCGAGATTATTACAAAGCCTTCGTGTGAAGATGGTTTTCCATCAATGAAACATTCAATATTCCCATTTGTAACAATCGCATCCAGTAGACGCTGTTTCAGTTGGAAGATTTTATGCCACACCATAAAGGTCTGAACATTAACCTCTTGCTTATATTTAGCATCCATAGCAGCGTACATAACTGCGGCACTTGGAATGCTACCAGCACGGATAAATTTATTGACAAAAGTCCTCAAATACAACCTAGTATACTTATCTTTAGATACCTTACACTGAGGAATCAATGCAAGAATCTCAGCAATCAATTTAGGTGCAAACCAGTTACTAACATAAGCATCGGTAGTGTCAATGAACTCAGTGCCTAGAGCAGATGTAAGTTTGACACCGATATGTGCCTCAGCATCAGGAGATATCTCAGTATAACTAGTATGAGGTGCTAGAATAATATCGCGACCAACAGAAGTAGGAAACCGATAAGTAATAGTGTTGGGAGTATATGACCTGCCGCCACCAACACCAATAAAGTCAGCTTGAAAAATACCATGAAGATGGGGAAGATGACGAAGACACAGACGAAGGATGTCAGCAACCCTACCAGTATGGTTTTGATCGATATCTTCTTGGGTGTAGTTGATCTTGACTTTGACTTTGTTGAAGACTGACTTTGTTCCCACAAAAAACTTGCCATTTTCAGGATTAGTACCAAATACAATAGCGGGAGCACCGTCCCATTTGACACTGACCTTACGGCAAAGAGATGCCTGCTTCAAAGCACCAAGTGCTGCTCGACGACCGTCGAAGATAGAATCCTCTAGGTGCTCAAGGTGTTTGTTAGGCATGTCCCTCGTGTCTATACCATTATTATAGCACGTTAGAGTCGAGTCGCACATAGGGTTATGACAGTTTAGAAACCGCTTCTGATGAGTTTCTTGAACTCTGGCGTGATACCAGCAAAGAACTGAGGCATAGCGGTAAATGATCCTTTATATCTTAACTCAATTTCAAGGACTGGGGTCTTTCCTTTATACAAAGTAAAGAAAACTTTAGCAGCATCTCTAGCAAAAGTCTTTTGTTTATCCAATTCCATTCTTGCTGGTTGTTTTGATAACGTTGCCATAGCAATCATAACACTATGAATATTAACCATATTAGCATTACCAATGCTAGGTTTTAAATTGTTATCAACAGTACCAACACCTTCTGTTAGAAAGAAACCAAACTCAGCTTGCTTCCATGTGTTTAGTTCATCTAAAAGATTTAACTTAAGAACCCTAGTCAAAAGAGCATCGGCAAGAGTATTACTAACAGCAGGTTTATTCATAATCTCAAGAAATCCAGAATACAAAGGATTCAATCGACCACCCGTACTCTTAAGTTTATCATTTACAAAATTTCTGAAACTCATTTGAGACGGTGCTGCCTGTGCTTTTTTAATCAAACCATCTCGGGATAGTTCATTCTCTCCCTTTAGATTAATGAGTGCAATTTTTTCTATCTTATTTCCCTTCTGCCTATCAACTTTCATATCCCATAATAGTTTAGCATCTTGTATATTATTGGGATTCAATTTAGCAATATCTTTTTTTGTTGAAGCAATACCCTGAAGAGGTCCACCAGGAACACATGCTTCTTTAATCACACCAGCAAAAAATTTAATTCTATGATCATTTAATTGTGATCTAACCTGTGTAAGATTAGGTCCTTCAATAAACTTAGAGAAAGCGTTGTTAATAAGAGTTGGACTCGCTGCCGTCGTCATCGGTTTTTTCTTTAGAGAAATACCGACATATGTTTTGGGTGGAAAAAACAAAATGACATCGGAAGAGTTGTAATCTGCCATGCCATATGCGTTAATCTTAAATTTCTCTACATCTTTATGCCACTTATTACCTGTCAAATATACTCTTGCAGGAATACCAGGATTAACATCTTTTCTAGTTCCTAGTACAGCAGATATTGCTGCCGCCATATCAGCATAAACCTTTTTCTTTGCTGCATCATTTGGAAGTTGAATGGCGGAAATCATTCCGTTTTTAGTTACATTACCTGCAGCATCTAAAACATTATTGCCTTGAAGGTTCTGTAATATTTTTGCATACAAAGAATCAAATACAGCAGGATCTGTTTTTGCGTTCATGAGTTCGACTGTAGGCAGGAATGCTGCTCCTGCATACAGTCCTTCAGAGGGTTCGTATGCCATACCCCGATATCCTTTTCAATTATTTATTGGAATGGTACGGTAGTCGTTCGGGGTCATCATTTACTGAAGGTGCAATGGGGTCACGGGATCGGTTCTTAATAACAATGAAGGCATCTTTGTTGTACTTACGAGTGCCTTTGACAGGTGCCCACTTAGTACCAGCACCATCAATCATATAGACTGAGGTGCCACCAATTTCAATATGAATGTCGTCGTTGGTATCCCATCCAAGTGTATGAATGGTTTTCCAAAGATCTTCTTGAGTAAATTTCATACGTCACCTTCCTTACGATTCTCGGAGAAATGAACATCAAATGCACCATCAGGATAACGAGATGCAAGTTTCTCAACATTCATCTCAATAATTTCATCGAGACAAGTTTCTAGTCCCATACATGCCTGCATGACATACCACATGATGTCACCAAGTTCACGCTTCAAATGAAACAGATTATCTTCATTGACAGGTTTGCCTTGGAAGACAATTTTCTTTACCACCTCAGTGAATTCACCTGCTTCGGCAGACATTCCTACAGCAGCAGTAAGCAGTCGCTCGGAAGGAAATCCCTGACCTTCAAGTTCTTGAAGACGATAAATGAATGCTTCGTGATCTTTACTTTGCTTCGACGTGACGGCATTGACGAATGATGCATACTTCTTGGGGTCAATCATACTTTAAATCTTGGAACGTTTTCTTTGCTGTAAATTTTTTAACAAGGTCAATTTGCTGTTCTTCGGATCCTTGACCGGAATCAACCAAATCTTTCTGAGCAGACTCCTCCACATCATACAACTTCATTTTAGATCTGTCAATACCTACACAGAATCTTTTGTTTCTACTGAGATCATTGTAGCGATTCTTCAACTGCTTAACCATGATCTGATTCATGCCCTCAAGTTCTTCTGTGCTAATAAGGGCAAACATAAGATCAGCAGTAGCAGGAAGACCAAAGGATTCACTAGTATCAGTAAGATCAACATCAGAGCTACCGTAACCTGCACGAGTGGTCTGTGTAGCAGAGATGATAGGAACATTACACTCGCAAGCAAAACCTCTAAGTTCCTCTGCGATTGCTTTGACATATGTGTAGGAGTTGACAATGCTGCCTTTATATCGTTGGGACGCACAGATATTAAGGTAATCAACAAAAATAATATCGGGTTTAATGCTCCGCTTAAGAGCAAGATCACTAACAAGAGATTTAAAGTGACCGACATGTGCAGATGCCGTAGGATATTCTTTAATTATAAGTTTACCCTGAGTCTTCTTACTCAATGTTTTGATCTTCTTATCGAACATTACCTTAGGAAGATCCGTCAGTTTTTGAATGGGTATGTTGAGAAGATTCGCGTCAATACGTTCTGCGATTTTCTCCTCCGCCATTTCCAGTGTGATATAAAGGACGTTCTTGCCCTGTAGGAGTGCCGAAGCGGCAACGTGGCACATAAACAGAGACTTGCCCACACCAGTACCAGCGAGTGCGATATTAAGAGTCTTGTTAGGGAGACCCCCCTTCGTGATTTTATTAAAAAAGTCAAGATCGAAAGGGATCTTGGCCTCTTTGCGATGGTAGAATTCATACCTTTGTTCTGCGTCTAGGACATAATCGTGACCTACATGCTGATCAAAAGAGACACCTAGTGCCTCCGAAAGAATCGAAGGAATAGCACCCTTATCCCTCTTGGTATCTTGACCGTCAGCAATCTTGACACTCTCCATAAGAGATAGGTAGATCGCACGCTCCTGACACCACTTCTCCGTAGTATCAATGAGCCAATCGTAGTCTGCGGTATCATCGGAAAGGACATTTAGAACCTCAAGAATTTCTTTGAATTGATCTTCGTTAAGATCTGTTCTCTCCTGACATTCTATAGCAATAGCATTAAGAGATGGTAAGGAATCATACTGATTCACATACTCATGGATCTCTAAGAAGATAATCTTATGAGACCTTTCTTGAAAGTAATCCATTTTAAGAAAAGGAAGAACTTTTCTTACATACTTCTCACTATTAATGAGGTTGCTAAGAATAGTAAGTTCTAAACTCATAGGTAGTGTAAGTAAGATCCAACAATGGTTTTTGGTCCTGACACTGGAGGAAGTCCAGCGTGTCGATATTGCCATGTGGGAGGGAACACTAACATTCTACCACACTTTGGGGTAACTGCATAGTCCAATCTAGGAAATGAAGTCTCACCACCCTCCTCTACATCATTAAGGTATAAAAATAAAACTAAAAATCTTTTAGCAGAATCATGATTTCCGACATCTACATGATCTTTAAATTGGTCGTAATCATTATTAGCATAGGTCTTAATACGAAACTGCTCAAATGCATATCGATCTGGAAAATCAGGTGCAACATCCAAATCATCGATGTATTTTTTTGCAGCGTCTTGAAAGGTTTGCAATAAGGTCTCGTAGAGAGAAACCCATAGAGGATCCTTTTCAAGATATCGTACAGATATATTTAGGTCCGAGAACGTAGGTCGCTGCCCTCTATCAATGTACTCTGGGTCGGACCTATCAAGACACGACAGTATGCCATCACATATAGGTTTACTAAGAACGTTATCATAGACTTTAATATAATCAGTTAGTTTAGTTACCATAACGAAACTCCTTTTGAGCAGCTTCGTCCAATGCTTGCATCACTTCTGGCGTGAAATATTTCTCAGGATTGGCAAGAATAGCAGAAGGATAAACGGAAGATTCCCCAACAACAATCCTATTCCCCCGCTTGGCGAAGACTCCATACTTCTCACCCAATTCCAGTAAGCCGTAATACTTGTCCAGTCCACGGTCGTAATAAAGACGTGTCTCAATTTCAGAATTCTCCTTTGTTAGTCTGGACTTTGCCGCTTTGCATTTAATAATATTTCCGACAACCTCCTTACCATCCTTTTCCTTCTTCTTTGATAGATATATAATTGTTGATGAAGCGTACTTGAGTCCACTTCCTCCCCCCATTTCTTTAGTTGGAATATAACTTCCGATTACATCATATGTATGATTTGTAACCAACATTGGAACATTTGCTTTACCTAATTTGAGCGTTAGCACACGGAAGGCACCCTTGATCAACTGACTCTTAGTCATGTCTCGGACTTGCTTACCCTCTCCAACGTCAGTAATTTCTTTAGTAGTAGAAAGCATACCCAAAGAATCAAGAACAAACATCATAGGTTTGCGTTCATCTTGCTCCATGTATTTGTCAAGAATGCGACAAGACTGAGTTCGGAACTCTTCAATTGTAGATACGGGCACAATCATCATACGATCAGAAGGAATACCCCTATCCTCAATCATCTGACGAGAGATAGCAGATTCAGACTCAAAGTAAATTACCCCAGCATCAGGGTCAGATTCCAGAAAATGCTGAACAATACCAAGGCAGAAGAAAGTTTTACCAGTTGACGATTCGCCTGCAATAGCTGTAATTTTGTTTGAGGGGACACCTCCGTAGATTGACCCAGAAACCAAAGCATTAAAGATGTAAGAACCAGTGTCAATATAGCCGCTTGTATCACCAGCAGATACTCCATCTGAGACCAATCCTGCATATTCATTTCCGATCTCCTTCGCAATGTCTTGTAAGAAACTCACTCTTTGACCTCCAATAATGATGTGATGTAATTAGAACGTTTCATGGCACGTTCAAACCATTGTGCTTCTTTGATATCTTTAAACACCTTTTCTTCTCGTGCAGAGAATCCAAAAGCGTTTTGATATGTAACAATATATTTTTTAGTTGTATTCATCCAAATAGAAACTCCAGTGATGCGATTTTCTCAGGTTGCCATCCAATAGTATCCATAATGACTTTAATAGGTTCAAGGAAAGATTTCTCAAATTGTAGATCATAGTCCACACATCTGTCAAGTCCAAGTTCCTTCGGAAAGGTCTGTAGATAACTCAGAACATTCTCTCCAATTTTATTAGGATTCTTAAGATAAACAAACTTAATCTTATCGCCATCACGAATTAAAGGATACTTATGGGTAAGTTTATTTTTCTTATTGTGGAAATTATATAGCAATGCACCTCTCACATGAATTGGTGTACCTTTGCCATAGATTACCGTTGGTGACGACCACTTATTTAGATTGTTACACCCTCTAGGAAATGAAATATCTTCGACTGGCAACTTACTGAACTGCTCCCTAAAGTCGGAAATATATTTTTGGGCATCCTCCTCAGTGCTACTCAAAATAACTTCAATACACTCACGAATTTTATCACGACAAACACCAGGAGTAGAAGACTTAACTGCCTCAATACCCATCATTTTTAGTTTGGGTTTTGCATAACGAACACCTTCACTATCCCAGACGTTCAAAACATATCGTTTCTTAGCAGTCCAGATTCCTTTCTCAGCAATATTCTCTCGCTTCATGAACATCTTTTGTTCATAAGCACCAACGTAGTTTGCTAGTTCTTGATATGCTTTAGAGATGAAAGGTTCGATTCGTTGTTTACATGCATCATCAAGGAAGTTGACGATCCTCTCTTTAGAAACATCTTTACCAGCAAATACTGTGCTAACGAGTAGGTCAAGACAGAGATAGATGCTGTCAGTATCGGAAGCAATAACATAGTCATGGTCCTCAGTACCTAACAAATTATTTAGATACTCATTCATTTTCCTTTCAATCCATCGGATACTTACTTGTCCAGAGAGAGTAATCGCTTCAGCATTTGCCAGATTGTAATACCTGAAGTATTGGTTTCCGATGGCACCATAGGCAGAGTTGAGTTGGATCTTTCTTGCCATTTGGATGTTGTTAAACTTTGAGATATCTTTTTGTAGTGAAGAGGTCTCTGCAGGTGTGGTGGCATGTTCAAGAGATTGCTTAGCGTTAAGCATCCTCTTCTTGTAGATGGTACGTTCATTGTAGATACTCTGCATCATTTCGGGTAGGAATCCATGAATATCCTTACGATACTGAGCACCGTTAGCACATACACAACAATCCCCATCAATATCTAGCGTTTCCTCAAGTATTCGATCAACCGTCGCTCTGGGATGTCTCTCGTCGATGAGGGTCTCTGGCGAGATATTGTACTGCATAATAAGGTGAGGGTACAGACTGTTAAGGTCAAAGCTAACAACCCAATCGTAGAGTCCTGGTTTCGGTTCCTTGACATATGCCCCCGCGTACTTAGCATCTTTCTCACGAATTTTTTTAGGAGGAACAACTACTTTCCTATCCGTAAGATAGTTATAGATCATGGTGTCCCACATACGCACCTGACTATACACATCTTCAAAGTTGGTCTTTGCGTCATAACTCATCGTGATGGCAAGTTCCAACAACTTCATCTTATCTTCCAATCTGTCAATCAGTTCAACGTCTTGGATGTTGTATTCCATAAACTTCTGCCAATCACGGGTGTAGAAGTCTTTGAAGTTTTCGTATTCAGAGTGATCAATTTTTCTCTGACCGAGTTCGACGAAAGCGATATGATCGAGTCGGTAAGACTCCTGATTTGTATATGTAAACTTACGATATAGATCGAAATAGTCAAGAATGTTGATGCCAGAGATATCATAAGCATAATTTTTACGCCCCTGTACATAGACTTCTCTTTCATTTGCACGACCCCATGGCGATAGTGATTTCATCCATTTCTCACCGAGTACACGATTCACTCGACGAGCAATATATGGTACGTCATATAGATTAATATTCCAACCCGTTAAGATATCAGGTGTATTTTGTGCCCACCATCCAAGAAAATGGTTAAGCATTTCATTCTCAGTCCAGAAAATAAACGCTTCCACACCTTCAGGTGGAGTAAACTCACGAGTTGCCCAACTGTAATACTTCTTTGTCACCATATCTTTAATGGTGATTGACAACATTTCTTCTGCTGCTTCATCAACATTGGGGAATCCATTCTCGGATTGCACCTCAATATCGAGAGCAAATATTTTCATCTGATTAATATTATAATCAATCTCACCAGGAAACTCTCTACGAATCCATTGGTATACGAATCTCTCGTAACCATGAACTTCAAATCCTTCTACACCATCATACTGTTGAATAAATTCTCGTGCTTTCTTTGCAGTTTCAAACGTCATTGGAGTGACATTCTTACCACTCAAAGTCTTGAACTCTTCTTCTTTATTTGACAAGACATACAAAGTCGGGGAGAAGTTGCAGCGAAACTGTACAGGTTCGCCGTGCTTGATTCCCCGATAGAGTATCGTGTCACCAGCAAGTTGAATGTTGGTGTAAAATACGCTCATGCTTTCTCGTAGATCTCAGCTAGTTTGGGACTTGGGTCTAGTATAGTAAAGATCGACTCAGAAGTCAAGAACAAATCACGCTGCTCCGTGAATGGAGGAAAAGGAATAATAACGTCCTCTTCCTTAATTTCATAGCAGTTTTCAATCAGCAAGCTGGGCTCCTCGTCTAGTTGAGTCACCTTTCCGATCAGGTACTCGCGTCTCTCTTTGAGTAAGATCAGTTTCACCTGACCTAGAATCATTTCTTCGTCCATTAGTTGCCTCCACTAATTCATTGTATTTTTCTAAGACAGCATCAAAAGTTTCATATGCTGTTACTACTTCATCCATTTTAATCATAACACTATCCTTAGATAACAAAGGCATCCAAGGTGTTAGTGCGATTTCAGGTTCAGAGATTTTATGGATTTCCCCATCAGTTTCAGCGTTCATACCTCCAGTCATCACAACAGAGTATGGTTGCCTGAGTTGAAGAGCAAACACTTCGTCCTTATTTTCGGGTGTTGTTACTTCATAAAGATCACAAATAACATCCTCACCGTTTCTTAGTCTTACGATTCTTACGCTCA